TGAATGCTGTCGTAAGTACCTTGAGTAACATCAAGTACAAGTCGCCTCGTAACTTCGTCGTTTGGAAACCAAACAGCGAAATCTAATTTTATCACCCCTGTAAAAAGGACTTAACACAATGCTAGATTCAGTAGCAGACTTTGGCTTGGGTGATACCATCCGAGGCCAAAACGATGATTCAGTTGACATCAACACTTCGTTGGATGGGCGTGAGTACACGTTCCCCGTGTCGGCAGATGTTGCAACAGCAGCAGGCATGAGCGGACGAGTTGTTGGTCGTCGAGTAACAGCTCGCATCTTGCGTAACAAAACTGGTGGCACTCTTGCTGCTGGTGAGATCATCCTCGTTGACATTGACGCAGGACACGCCGGTCTTGGAACCGCAGACGCTAAGTCTTCAGCAGGCGACCGCTGCTGCTTAGTTGTTGACCCAGCACTGGGTGCATCAACAGTTGCTGCAAACGACCTGTTTTATGCCATCGTCCGAGGCCCAAGCAAGGCTAAGCAACCTGCTAGTGCTGAGGACTTGGCTGCTGGCGATGTTATTAAAGCAGGAGCTTCAGGCCGACTGGCAGAGGCTGCTCTTGGTAGCGATCACGGACTCGTCTTGGGTACTGTTGTAAAAGCAGACTCAACCAACGATGCCTTGGTAGAGGTTGAACTTAACCCTGAATGGGTCTAGTTCAAAGCTCGTAGCAAATGAGTTATCAGCGGACGAGCCGCCACAATGGTTCGTCCGCTTTTTTTATGGGGCAACATGGATACGTCAGAAAGCACAGAACAAGATCCTATCGAAGCTGTGGTGAGCAACCCTCAGCATAAATACTGTACGTCATGTGGCATACGAAAGGATCTTGAAAGCTTTCATAGAGATGAAACAAAAGAAGGTGGGAGGCGAGATACTTGCAAGGATTGCAGGTCCAAGATAAACGAGCAAAAGAAACAAGACCGTTTAGATGCAAAGCTACGCCAGATTGAAGAAGAGGGGCTAGAGACACTGGGTGGCTTATCGTCGGGGGGGAGCTTCGACCCGCACATCAACGAGGTCTTTGAGGCGATGATGAAACCGTTCGGTGGAGTCAATGGGTGGGCGAAGCATTTGTTTGCAACATACTTGGCTTGTGATCCGGGCAGTCAAAAGCGTGTGAAGATTCACGACATGATGATGCAGCTTGCGGGTAAGGTGACAAAGCTTGGCTTGGCTGAGAGGCAGCTAGACATGATGGAGGAGCGAGACTTGCTCCAAGTGATGCGTCAGCATTTGGTTGAGTATCAGAAAGGAAATGAGCTGCCGCCTACAGCCATACCAACTCTTGATGGCGATGTGATAGACGCTGATGCTGTGGAGGTCAAAGATGACTGACTCGCCCGGAATGCCAGCAGATGCTCTCAAGGACATTGGACACAGCAGCTTCGCAAAAAAGAAAGCGTTTCGTGTCGCTGGCGAGATCGCCAAGAGGAGAATCGAAGCTCTAAATCTATACATCCCTCAGCCAACGCAAGACGAGTTCCATCGGTGTGATGCACCGGAGTGCATGTTGCAGGGCGGAAACAGAGGCGGCAAGTCACTGGCTGCTTTCGTTGAGGACGCAAGAGCTGTCTTAGGTAAAGACCCTTACGACAAGTACCCAAAGAGAGACGGTGTATTAGCAATCATCGGGTACAAAGAATCACATCTTGGGGGGGTAGTGTATCCGTACTTGTTCAAAGCAGGCGCATTCAAGATTATCCGTGACAAAGAGACGGACTTGTGGAGGGTCTACCGTCCTTGGGTTCCACAAGATGTTGCTAGAAAGAAGGAGGCTAAGCCAGCACCTCCTTTGATTCCTCCAAGAATGATTGAAAAGATCGTATGGAAGGACAGGGGCAAGAACGTATTCAGCAATGTGTTCCTGAAAACAGGATGGGAAATCAAAGCTTTTAGTTCACGCTCTAAGCCAGACCGAGGCTACAGTTGCGACCTACTGCACATTGATGAAGATATTCTCGATCCGAGGCACTACGAAGAAGCAGCCGGTCGTCTCATTGACAGGAGCGGTCGATTGATATGGTCTGCTCTTCCGCACGATGACAACGATGCAATCGCCAGACTTGCTGAGAGAGCGGATACACAGGCCGACGAGTTCACTAGAGGCGGTCCAAAGCCAACGACCATCGTGTATCGGATCTCAATGGAGGCGAACCCTTACCTTCCGGCAGAGGCTAAGAAAGCAGCAGTCGCTGGCTGGAAGAGCATGGGGGACGATGTCTACCGCAAGAGGGCTTTGGGTGAGCTGATAACGGACAGCGTCTTGATGTACCCAATGTGGAACAGATCGCTTCATGATGTGGATAGATATAGCGAGCAGATTCCTGAAGCCAACGAGTTCCTAAAGAATAGGAAGGTTCCTATTAACTGGTGTAGGCGTCTATCGGTTGACCCCGGACACGATACCGCAGCAGGAATCTTGATTGCTACGCCACCAAGTGGAACTTGGCACTTGGTTTTCGGAGAGATATATCTCAGGCAGTGTACGGCAAGGATGATTGCAAAAGCTCTGCATGATTCGACTGCGGGAACATGGTTCCAAACATTCTTGATTGACTCTCACGGTGGAAACCTGACCTCTATGGACACAGGCATATCTCCTCGCGAAGCATACGAGCGGGAGATGAAGGCACTTGATGTTCAGTGTATAGAAACAAAAAACAGATTCACGCCCGGCTGCTCTGTCATCGCCTACCGAGAAGAAATCACCAGAGGAATGTTGGCAGTTACAGGCGCGGGAAAGCCACAGATATTAGTAGACTTTAACGCATGTCCAAACTTAGATCGCGAAATGCGAAGGTTCCGAAAGAAGAAAGCCAATGGGGTCGTGACAGACACTGGCAACAGGCGAACTAACACCCACGCAATCGAGTGCCTTGAGTATTTAGCAACCTATGTAAATGACATAAGCGAGCCTTACATCAGACCGAAAGGAAAGAGAAAGGCTTTGACCGCAGGACAGAGGCGAGTGCGGGCATTTAAGAAGCGAATGAAAGACAGGCAAGAGGCCAAGAATCCGTTTGGTATTACCAGCACAATTATTCTCGGACCTCAAGGAACATACGATGGCTAAAAAAGCAGCACGACGAAAGCCCGCACCGAAGCCAGTAGAACCAGTGTCAACTCAAGTTGACATTGTGCCAAGCCCAGAGCCTCCCAAGGAATGGTCAATGCCACAGCCAGACCGTGGCGAGTGCGTTGTGATCTACCCGAGAGGGACCGTGTCAGCAAGGAACGCAGGCGTTGCGTTTGTTGTGTCCGCTGGCGAGAAGAGCATTGACTGTGTCTACATGAACAACGCCTACGGAGATTGCATCCATCGCGATGATCCGAGAATCAAGGCAGGCGCAGAGATACTAGATGAGATTGGCGGCATCTGGGAGTTTGCAGACGACCGTGTGCAGCAAAAGCTAAGAGAGCTTGAAGAACGAATCAATCAGCTTGAGGGTTAATCATGGACGAATATCAGCCAACAGGAAGCCAGAAGTACCCACTTGCGCCTATTGTGGATAGGTGGAAGCGGGTATTCAAAGCTGCGAGAGAGGACCGCAAGAAGAAGTTTGATGTCTTCGCTGATGAGGCAATGACTTTCTTTGATGGTCCTGTCAATCATATGTGGAGTCAGATGAAGAAGAAGTCTGGCTCTCATGACGGATTCTTGGCTGCTGACGTACAGATGCCTCAGTTTGAGATGTCTGTGAACAGACTGTTTGAGGCTGTGAGTATGTTCGGGCCAGTCCTATATCACCAGAACCCTGTGATTGCAGTAAGCCCTAGATCAAATCCTGAAGTCAGTATCGAGACTTTCTACGCTGGAAACCCGCAGGCTGCTCAGCTATTGAATATGGCTGATGCTGTGCAGCAGGGGGTTGTGACTGACCCGTTTGTTATTCAGTCAGTGCAATCGTTGTATCAGCAGTATCAGCAGGTCGTTGATGCAGACGAGAAAGCTTCTGTTGTTGACCGCGACCATGCTCACATCCTTGAGTCGATAAGTAATTACATTCAGCAGGAAGGATCGAAGCAAGACGAAGCTCGTCTTGCAATAACAGAGGCGATCATCACGGGACTGGGTCTTCTTGAAGTCAAGGTAGAGCAGCCACCGGGGGGTGGTCCCAAAATGGCAAGGAGCAGGTACAGGTCCAACAAAGACTTGTTAGTAGATCCCGATGCCAAGTATTGGAAGGATTGCACTTGGATCGCACTTCGTTCGTGTGAGCCTGCACATCAGGTAGAAGAGAAGTTTGGCTTGCCAAAGGGTTCACTGAAGGGCAAGTACGCCAGAATGTCTTCAGTCACGGGAGCCAAGGGAAGAAAGAAGAATGGAGACGGAACATACGCAGGGGTCACTCACGATCTCGTTGAATACTACGAAGTGTATAGCAAGTCAGGGGCAGGGCAGAATCTCAAGATAGGCGAGAAAGACAAGTCCGTAAAAGGGCTAGATGCTCTCGGTGACTTTGTTTACATGGCGATCTGCGAGCAGTGTCCGTACCCACTGAACTTAGCACCAGATGTTTTGCAGTCAGGGGACATGGACCTGATTCTGGATAAGACTTCTTGGGAAGCACCTTACTGGGACGACTACATGGCAGATGGCGGCTGGCCTATATGTAGGCTCAGCTTCTACAACAAGCCGGGTGAGATTTGGCCGATCAGCATGGTCAAGCCATGTATAGGCGAGCTGAAGTTTGTGAACTGGTGCATGAGCTTTATAGCTGACAAGGTTGCAGCGGGCAGCAAAATATATGTTGGCGTGATGAAGGAAGCTGGCGAAAACATTCGCTCTCAGTTGACAAGTGGTTCGGGTCCGTTCTCAGTGATTGATCTGGAAAGGATCAGCGGCACAAAGTTGTCAGACTCTATTAGCTTCATGCAAGCACCTAACTTTTCCATAGATATTTGGAATATGGTTGCACAGGTGAACGAGCAGATTGATAAGAGGTTAGGTCTTACGGAATTGATGTACGGGCAGTCTAGTAGGCAGATGCGTTCGGCAGCAGAAGCTCAGTATCGTCAGCAGAACATAAACATTCGGCCAGACGATATGGCATCTCGCGTAGAGGACTGGCTTTCTCTCTCGGCAACTAGAGAGATTCAAGCAATGCGGTTTGTCTCCGAGTTTGAAGACCTCGTTCCGATTGTCGGTCAGACTGCTGCAATGGTGTTTCAGCAGCAAATACTTACCGACGAGGTGAGCAGAATCACCAGAGACTTCCGGTATAGGGTAGAAGCTGGAACTGCTCGAAAGCCGAACAAGGACTCTCAGATCGCGCAGCTAACGGACATCGGGCAGTACATTTTGCCCGTGATCCAGCAGGCAATGATGAGCGGTGTAACTCGTCCTTACAACGCATATATGCAAGCTCTTGGGCGAGCAATGGATATGGAAGTTGGACAATTCCTGCTTGGAGATGCAGAACAGCAGATGCTTGTGCAGATGAATGCACCACCACAGCCTGCTGAAACTCAACAACAGGATCAATCAGAATGAGCCAAGATCGAGTAGCGAGTATTGAGTCGGACATGGACTCCCTTGGGGTGCGACACATCTACGACACGCTCGTAGCAGATGGTCAGTCTCCAAATATGGCAGCAATGCTTGCGGCGATGCGTCCTCCGGGGGTGTGGAATACAGACAGTAAGTTCAACAAAAGAGAAAACGAGCGAATGAAAGCTCTCAACGACGATCAGTTGGACGACATTGTCAGAATAGCTAAGAGAGCCGGGATCAACACACACGGAAAGAGCTACAACGGTCAGCTTGGTAAGTACAACGATCCAGCAGCGTGGGTGTCAAGCACGAACGATGTCAAGAACTCAGCCATAGAAAAGGGCATGGACATTGACGGGATGGTGAAGGTCAAGGCGTATGGCGGTCCTAAGAAGAAGCCTCGTCTAGCGAAAGACATAGTTGATCGGCTTGAGGGTCAAGCCAGAGGCAGAGATCGTAAGTTAGACGAATCCTGTAAGAAAAGCGATAATGCAAGAAGAGAGCTAAGAGGAAAGCTCGTTGACAAGCACGGAGCAAGAAAAAAGGACTGATATGCCAAGCGGAGACAAAGGT